CGTCATCGTCACGGTCTCGCGCCAGTCAGGAAAGAGCATCCTCTCGCGCGGCCTGTGCGCCTGGCGCGTCGGCGCCGCCGACCTCTTCGAGGAGCCGCAGGAGGTCCTCCACGTCGCCAACCTCCGCGCGACCGCCGCGCGCATCTGGACGCCGGCGGCCCGGACGCTCGAGGAGACGCTCGGCGTCTCCGTCCGACGCTCGAACGGCCAGGAGGCGATCGAGCTCGTCGACGGCTCGGCCTGGCGCCTCGCCGCCTCGACGCTCGACGGAGGCGTCGGCTCGTCCGTCTGTCTCGCCTTCGTCGACGAGGCCTGGCGCGTCTCGCGCGACGTCGTCGACGGCTCGATCGCGCCGACCATGCTCGAGCGGCGCTCGCCTCAGCTCGTCCTCGTCTCCACGGCCGGCGACGGAGGCTCGACGCTCCTCCTCGAGGACCGCGACGCCGCGATCGCCGAGCTCGACGATCCCGACTCGGCGAGGATTCTCCTCCTCGAATGGTCGGCGCCGCCGGAGGCCTACCCCGACGACCGCGCCGCCTGGCGGCTCGCCTCCCCTCACTGGACGCCGGCGCGCCTCGAGGCGCTCGAGCACGCCTTCGCGACGACGAGCTCCGAGTCGGACTGGCGCCGTCAGTACCTCAATCAGTGGGTCCTCGCGGCGCGCTCCTGGGTCGCGCCGTCTCAGTGGAATGACGCCGGCGACCGCGAGCTCGCGCTCCCGGCGAAGCCGGCCGGGACGGTCGCCGTCAACGATCGCGACGGTCATCCCGGCGCCTGCGGCTACGTCCTCGCGGTCGCCGTCGACGACGAGGTCCTCGTCTCCGGTCGCGCCTTCACGTCGCGCCGCGCGCTCTGGGCCGAGCTCGAGGAGCTCGCGCTCCGGCGGCCAGGGATGACTGTCCTCTTCCCGGCGAGCTTCGAGCGTCACGTCGCCAACCTCCGGGGCGTCAAGGCGCAGAAGGTCGGCACCGCCGAGCAGCGCGCCGGCTACGGGCCGACGCTCGGCGCCGTCGTCGACGGCCGCCTCCGGCACGACGGCGACGAGGAGCTCTCGCGGCAAATGCTCACGGCGACGCCGGCGACGATCCCGGACGTCGGGACGACGCTCTCCGCGCGGCGCTCGCCTGGGCCGATCTACCTCGCGCGCGCGGCCGTGTGGGCTATCGGCGCCGAGCTCCGTCCCGACCGGCGGCCGAAGCCGCTCGTCGTCGTCGGATGAGCTTCGTCTGTCCCGCCTGCGGCGCCGAATCCTTCCATCCTCGCGATGAGGAGCTCGGCTTCTGCGCGCGCTGTCACGCCTTCACCGGGACCGCGGTTCAGTGGGCCGCATACCTCGCCGCGGTCGAGCGAGGCGAGGTCCCGGAGCGCGCCGAGCCGCGCCGGCCGGCGCCGTAGGGCTTCTCCGCCGATCGGCCGATTGTCGAGCGCGAGCTCCGTCGGCATCCTCGAGGGGTGAGACTCCCGACGCTCCGCCGCGAGCTCGAGGCCGAGGCCTCGCCGGCGTCGGCGCTCGTCGCGCGGCCTCCGTTCCGCTTCCCGGTCGTCCGTACCGGGACGGCGCTCGAGGTCGCCGAGGTCGCCTGGAACGCGGAGGGAGTCGGCCGAGAGGCGGCGCTCACGATTCCCGCGGTCGCCGCCTGCCGGGACCTCGTCGTCGGGACGGCGATCGCTTGCCGGCCGTATCGCTATCGCGGCGACGAGCGTCTCGAGCCGGAGTGGCTCCTCTCGCGGCCGGACCCGTCGATGACCTGGGCCGCGACGCTCGCCGGCACGATCGACGAGCTCCTCTTCTACGGCCGCGCCTACTGGCGCGTCCTCGATCGCGACTCGGAGGGCTTCATCCGCCGCGCGCGCTGGACGCCGTTTCGCGACGTCACGCCGGAGACGCGCTCGTCCGGCGGCTCCTACTCCGTCCTCGTCGGCTACCGCATCGCCGGCCTCGAGGGAGTCGTCGCGCCGTCCGACGTCATTCGCTTCGACGGCGTCCAGGCCTCGGTACTCGAGACCGGAGCCCGGACGCTCGCGATCGCGCTCGAGCTCGAGGGAGCCGCGCGCCGCTTCGCCGCGGTCGAGCTCCCCGCCGGCGTCATCACAAACACCGGGACGGAGCTCGGCGAGGACGAGGCCGAGACCTTCCTTGCGCGCTTCGCCGAGCGTCGCCGCCAGTACGGGCTCGCCTTCCTGCAAGGCCTCGAATACGAGCGCGCCGACCTCTCGCCGGCCGACCTCGGCCTCCTCGACGCGCGCTACCACGTCGTCACGGAGGTAGCTCGCCTCTTCGGCGTCCCGGTCTCCGAGATTGACGGCTCCGTCTCCGGCCATACCGGCTCCATGACCTACGGCAACTTGACGCAACGCCGCGCCGCGCTCATCGGCTCCGCGGTCGCGCCGCATCTGGCCGTCGTCGAGCAGACCTTGACGGACGTCGTCCCGCGCGGCCAGGCCGTCGCCTTCGACGTCCAGGCCTTCATCCGCTCCGACCCCGCGGCGGCCGCCGACTACGTCGTCGCGCTCCTCGAGGCCGGTCTCATCGACAAGGTCGAGGCGCGCTCGATGCTCGGCATCCCGTCCTCATCGTCCGGGCCTCCGGACCTCACCCCTGGGAGAGTGTGATGCAACAGCCAACCGAGCTCCGCTTCGAGCGCGAGGTCGTCCTCGCCGACACCCTTCGCCGGCGCATCGTCGGCCTCGTCGTTCCCTTCGGCGAGACCGGCGTCATCGGCGGCCGCGAGTACCGCTTCCGGCCTGGGAGCGTCCGCCTCGGACGGCGCGTCCCGATGCTCGTCGACCACGATCGCGGCCATCCGATCGGCGTCCTCGACGAGCTCCTCGAGCATGCGAGCGGAATCTCCGCGAGCTTCGCGATCGACGAGACGCCGGCCGGCGACGAGGCGCTCAAGCAAGCGGCCTCCGGCTCGCGCGGCGCGCTCTCGATCGGCGCCGACCTCGTCGACGCGACGATGGGCCGAGACGGCGTCGTCGACGTCGCCGACTCGATCGTCCGCGAGGTCTCGCTCCTGGCGCTCGGCGCCTTCGACTCTGCCGAGGTCCTCCACGTCGCCGCCGAGCTCGACGAGCCGCCGCCGGCGGACGAGCCGGACGACGACGAGGAGCCGCCGGCCGACCCCCCGCCGGTCGGCGACGACCAGGAGGAGCTCGAGCTCGACCCCGTCGACCCTGACGATCCCGACGCCGGCGCCGCCGGCGACGACCCCGAAGAGGAGGAGACCGAGACCATGACTACCGAAGCCGAGGCGGCGCCGTCGATGATCCTCGCGACGCGCGATCGCGCTCAGCGCGAGCTCGGACCGGGCGAGCTCTGCGCCTACATCGTCGCCGCTCGCCACGGCGACAAGGAGGCCGGCCGCTTCATCGAGGCCGCGCTCCTCGAGACCAACATCGCCGACGTCGGCGGCCTTCTCCCGCCGACCTGGGAGACGACCATCCTCGGAGGCAAGCCGACCCCGCGGCCGCTGTACCAGGCCTTCCAGTCGAAGCCGCTCCCCGGCGTCGGCCTCATGGTCAACAAGCCGGTCTGGGTGACGCCGCCGGACGGCGCCTGGGCCGCCGACCTCGAGGCCGACGCGACCTCGACGAAGGTCGTCGTCGGGAGCCAGGCCGCGACCGTCCAACGCTGGGACTGGGCCGGGGCGATCCCCTACGTCGTCGTCATGCGCTCCGATCCCTCCATCATCGACACGATCTACGCCGCGGCGATCCAGGACTGGTACTACGACGTCGAGGCGAAGATCGCCGGCGAGGTCCTCGCCGCTCCTCCGGGAGTCGCGACGACGCTCGGCGCCGGCATCGCCGAGTTCTGGGAGGCCTGCAACCGGGCGCCGGAGACGATCGTCGTCTCGCCGGACGTATGGGGCGAGCTCGCCGATCAGAACGAGCTCAATCATCCCCTCGCCGGCGGCGACGTCTCCTCCGGCGACTCGACGCTCCGCTCGACCTTCGCCGGTATCCCGATCGTCGCCTCCGGGGCTCTCGCTCCCGGCGACGCGATCCTCGCGACGCGCCGCGCCGTCGACGCTCGCGTCACCGATCCCGTCCGTCTCACGGCGAACGCGATCGGCGCGCTCAACCTCGAGCTCGCCGTCGTCGGCGAGGGCCTGTTCGACACGGACTACCCGTCCGAGCTCCTCAAGCTCGCGCTCGCGCCGCCGGCCGGCCGCTCGTCGACGAGCAGCTCGTCCAAGGCGAAGGACTAGAGGCCGACGCCTTGACGGACTGGATGACGCCGGAGGACGTCGCCGCCTGGCTCGACCTGCCCACGGTCTCGGCCGACGATGACAACCTCCTCCTCTCGACCGCGGCGATCAAGGCCGCGGTCGAGAGGCGCCGGTCCGACCTCTTCGACGACTCCGACCCGCCGGTATTCGTCGCGCCGGACGACGTCCGCACCGGCTCGATCCTGTGGGCCTCGATCCTCTACCAGGCTCGCTCCTCGCCGTCCGGCTTCCCCGGCTACGGCGACGAGGCCTCGACGATCTTCGACCCGCTCGGCGCTCGTCGCGCCGAAGTCCTGCGGCTCATCGGCTGGAGGAGGCCGACCTCGGCATGAGCCGCCGGCGCGCCGTCACGCCGCGCGGGAGCATCACCGGGCCGCTCGGCTCTCCCGTCCTCGACGCCTTCAACGCCGACCACGCGGCGCCGCTCCCGGCTCCCTGGGGCGCCGTCGGCGTTCACACCGGCGCGACGCTCAAGGTCGCCGGCCTCACGGCCCTCTCCGGCAATCCGGCCGCCGGCACCAACGTCATGGGGAGCCAACGCTACGCGCTCGACCTCTCCAACGCGGTCGAGAACCCGCGCGCCGAGGTCTGGGCCGAGCTCGCCGGCGCGACCGCGCTCATCGCCGGCTCCTCTCCGAACATCGAGCTCTCGCTCGCCGACGACGGCGCCTGGGGTATGTACCGCCTCCGGCTCCTCGCTCCGAACCGCCTCTCGCTCTTCGCGATGGACCCCGTCGGCGCCGACCACGTCGACGACCCCTACGACGTCGCGATGGACGAGGACGGCATCGAACCCTTCACGGCGACGCTCCTCGACTTCAATGTCTCCTGGGCCTACGGGCCTGGCTGTTGCATCGCGCTCGTCCATGACGGCGACGACCTCGTCCTCTATACGCGCGAGCCGACCGCTCCCTGGGTCGAGGTCAACCGCGCCGTCGACGCGACCTGGCCGGAGCCCGGACTCCTCGGGCTCGCCTGCAATGTCCTCGACGCCGGCACCGGCGTCCGGCTCTTCGGCGGCTTCGTCGAATCGGAGGAGCCTCCGCCGGAGCCGATCCCTCCGACGAACCTCCGGCCGCCGGCGATCGCCGGCGTCCCGATGGTCGGCCGCGAGCTCGAGGCGCTCGCCGGCGTCTGGGGCGGAGACCTCCCGCTCGTCGTCGTCTCCGACTGGCTCGACGCCGCGACCGACGCGACGCTCGCGCCGGTCGACGGGCCGCTCCTCCTCCTCGACGAGCATGAAGGGATGACGCTCCTCGTCCAGGAGGAGGTCTCGAACGACGCCGGCGAGGCTGTCGCCGACTCCGCGCCGGTCGGCCCGATCGAGCCGGCCTCCGGCGGCGAGGTCACGCCGCCGCCGGCGAGCTCGCTCGCCGCGCTCGCTCGGCGCGAGATTCGCGACGCGCTCGTCGAGGCCGGCATCCCCGCCGTCCTCGACGCCGGCGCCTTCTACCCTCAGCCGACCGGCGTCCTCGTCGGCCTGCCGACGCTCGTCTCGCGCGGCCTCGCCTCCTCGACCTTCGAGGTCCCCGTCCTCGTCGTCTCCGGCGATCCGCTCAACGTCGAGCTCGCCGTCGACCGCCTCTACGCGCTCGCCGACCGGGCGATCGCGATCCTCGTCACCGACTCCTACGCCGTCGCCTCGTACCGCTCGAGCGCGAACGCCGAGCCGCTCCCGGCGCTCGAGCTCACCGTCACCGTCACGCTCTCCTAGAGGAGGTCTCCGTCATGGCTTCACCCCCCGCAGAAATCACGGACTCGCGCCAGGGCATCGGGACCCTGACGATCGGCGGGACCGACTTCGCCGCGCAGGCGTCGACCGTCAAGCTCACGCCGACCGTCAACACCGAGGACGGGACGCCGACGCTCGCCGTCCCGAAGCCGGCACCGAATACGACCGTCGCCTGGGCTCTCAACGTCTCCGCGATCCAGGACTTCGCCGACCCGGCCGGCTTCGTCAACTTCCTCATGGACAACGCGCTCTCTGAGCTCCCCTTCGTATGGGAGCCGATCACCGGCGCCGCGCCTGCCTACTCCGGCACCGTCCAGATCGTCCCGATCGAGGTCGGCGGCGACGTCGCCGTCCAAGTGGTGACGGACGTCGAGCTCCCGCTCGTCGGCGAGCCGGTCCGCGACGACTCGGCGATCCTGCCGCTCGCGAGCTCGAGCTCGAAGGCGAAGGACTGAGGCGATGATCCGCTTCCGCGGAACGGTCGAGTACGAGAACGGCGAGACGGTCGCCTTCGCCGCCGGCTCGAAGATTCTCGTCGCCTGGGAGGCCTATTGCCGGCGTCACTCGATCGCGCCGGTCTACGACGAGAGCAACGTCCAGACGATGCAACACTTCATCGCCTGGGCCGCGCTCGGCATCGAGGCAGGCTTCGAGACCTGGCTCGCCTCGGTCGTTGACGTCGACATTCCGGAGGAGTCGCCGGCCGTCGACCCTTTCCTCGAGGGAGCGTCTCTCGAGTGATGGTCGAGCTCTCCCTCGCGACCGGCCGGCCGGTCGACGAGCTCCTCGAGCTCCCGGACGAGGAGCTCGCGACGATCGTCGACGTCCTCGAGGAGCGATCCGACCATGCCGGCTAGGACGGTCAACGGGCTCTCGATCGAGGTCGACGGGCTCGTCGAGACGCTCAAGGCCGTTCGCACCGTTCAGGCCGAGCTCCGGCCGGGAGTCAATGGCGCGATCCGCGACGCCGCGGTCGAGTGTGCCGGCGCGCTCGTCCCGGCGCTCGTCTCCGCGGCCTCGGCCTCCGGCGTCCCGGTCGCGCCTCGCGTCGCGCGCTCGATCCGCGTCAAGCGCGACCGGCTCCCCTCCGTCACGATCGGCGGCGCGCTCGCGGTCGGCCGCGGAGGAGGCTCCGCCGGCGCGCTCGTCTGGGGCTCCGAGCAGGGTCCGAAGGGCGACGTCAATCACTTCGGCGTCCCGCCTGGTCCCGGCTACTGGATCGCTCCGGCCGTCGCCCGCTTCAAGGCCGGCCCGGCGATCGGCCGCTTCCAGCGCGCGCTCGCCTCGATCTTCCGCAAGGCCGGCCTCCTGTAGTGGCCTTCGGCGCCGGACCCGGCAATATCCTCATCCGCGTCGGCGCGTCGACCGGCCAGGCCGTCTCCGAGCTCGGCAAGCTCAACAACGCGCTCGGCGGCTCGATGACGAAGTCTCAGCGCATGGCGGCGACCCTGCGCAAGGCGGCCGTCCCGGCGACCATCGCCTTGACGGCGATCGCGGTCGGCTCGAAGAAGGCGATCAAGGCCGCCTCCGACCTCAACGAGCAGGCAAACAAGACCGAGGTCGTCTTCGGCAAGTCAGGGAAGAGCGTCGTCGCCTGGTCAAAGACGCTCGCCGAGAGCTTCGGCCTCTCGAGCCGCGCCGCGCTCGAGGCCGCCTCGACCTTCGGCAATATGCTCGTCCCGATGGGCTTCTCCCGGACGGAGGCCGCGGCCATGTCCAAGCAGATGGTCCAGCTCGCCGGCGATATGGCCTCGTTCAACAACGCGAGCCCGGAGGAGACGCTCGCCGCGATCCAGTCAGGGCTCGCCGGCCAGGCGCGACCGCTCCGCCAGTACGGCGTGTTCCTCGACGCCGCTCGAGTCAAGCAACAGGCGCTCACGATGGGCCTGTGGGACGGCAAGGGAGCGATCGACGCGCAGGCGAAGGCGGCCGCGACCGCGGCGATCATCCTCAAGGACACGGCCGACGCTCAAGGCGACTTCGCTCGCACCGGCGAGTCGGCGGCGAATCAGTCGCGTATCCAGGCGGCCGAGACCGAGAACCTCTCCGCCGCGCTCGGCCAGGGTCTCCTCCCCTACTACCAGGCCGGCCAGAGGCTCCTCATCAGTCTGACTAAGGCGCTCTCCGGCCATACCGGCGCCGTCAAGGTCGCGATCGGCGTCGTCGCCGGCCTCTCCGCCGCGATCCTCGCGGCCAATGCCGCGATCAAGGCCTGGGCCGTCATCCAGACGGTCGCGAAGGCGGCGACGATCGCCTGGGCCGCCGCTCAGCGGCTCCTCAACCTCGCGCTCATCGCGAACCCGATCGGCCTCATCATCGCGGCCGTCGCCGCGCTCGCGATCGGCTTCGTCATCGCGTACAAAAAGAGCGAGACCTTCCGCCGCATCGTCCAGGCCTCGATCGAGCCGCTCGTCGTCATCGCGAAGGCTCTCGCGACCGCCTTCTGGGCCGTCGTCGACGCGATAAAGGCGATGGTCTCCTGGATCGGCAAGATCAAGGTCCCCGATATCAAGC